CGATTCCGTCCCAACTTGTTGCATGACTACGACCCACAGCGTGACCAGAACGCTACGCCTCGTTCATGGGTTGAGGGTGTATCAGATGTGCTTGGTACTGTCCCTGCCGAGGCTGAGTATGAGTCATTCAAGGGTGCTGTCGGTGAAGGTGCGGCGGCTGAGTTCGTTGGATTCGTCAAGATATTCCGTACTCTCCCCAACCCTGACGCCATTCTGCTCAATCCAACCACGGCAGATGTACCCAAAGACCCTGCAACGCTGTATGCCTTGTCTGGTGCATTGGCTGATCGTGCTACTGAATCCAACATGGAACGAGTATGTACCTATGCAGAGCGTATGGGTGGTGACTTCTCAGTACTGACCATCTCATATGCCGCTCGTAAGAAACCTGAGTTGACCAACACGCAAGCATTTACGAAGTGGTCGTTGGCACATCAGGACATCCTGTTTTAACCACCGAGGGGCAATGCCCCTCATTCATCAACATCATGGAGAAATGAAATGAACCTATCAGACCGAGCATTACTGGTGCAACTGTCCATCTCGCAATGGACTGCCCGTAAGTATGACAAGAAGGCAACCCAAGAGGTAGCCATGACCTTCAATACATCGAAGGATGCAGGACGCTACAACAAGTCGTTGCTACCCATGAACGACTACCTTGATCGTGTCCATAAGAAAACCACCCATATCCGTGAGAAGTTCTATAAGAACACTCTGCCATGGGGTATGGAGGGTACGATGATGTTGCCGACAACCAACTATCTGTCCTTCATGACTGAGTTCCGCAAGGAAAAGCATGAGTGGATGACCCTAGTGCAGGACTTTGTGATCGAGTATCCACGGTTGCAGATGGATGCACAGCGTGTCCTTGGTGGGTTGTATTCTGACTCTGACTATCCGTCATCACTCGACATTGAACGCAAGTTCAAGATCGACATGGCTGTGTTCCCTGTACCCAATACAGACTTCCGAGTAAGCATAGCGTCAGATGAATTGACACGCATCCAACAGGATGTTGAGGCACGAGTAGCCAATGCTCAAGCCGAGGCTATGAAGGAAGTATGGACTCGACTGTATGACCGAGTGAAGCATATGGCTGAGAAGTTGGCTGACCCCAAGGCAATCTTCCGAGATACCTTGGTGGATAACTTGAAAGACCAATGCTCCATGTTGTCTCGACTGAACTTCATGGATGACCCTGACTTGGAATCTATGCGACAACAAGTTGAGGGAACCCTTGCATCGCATCACCCCGATGCCTTGCGTAATGACCCCGATCTTCGCCGTGATACAGCGGCTGAAGCCAAAGCAATCATGGACAAGATGTCCATCTTTATGGGAGCCTGATATGACTAGCGTGATGCCAACATCCGTGGTGCGAAACACCAAGTACAAAGACATGACGCCTCTGACTGATGCTCAGAAGGCAGTACAACACAAGCGAATCATCAAGGCACGGACTGCCTTGGTGTTGGAACATCCGTTCATCGGTAGCATTGCATTGAACTTGCCATTCAACTTCAATGACAACATACCTACTGCCCGTACCAATGGCAAGCGGATTGAATATCAGCCTCGCTTTGTGGAATCCTTGAAGGATGAGGAGATTAAGTTCCTCGTTGCCCATGAGTGCTTCCATCCCATGTTGGAACATAACTTCCGCCGTGGTGGTCGTGACCCTCGCCGATGGAACAAGGCAGGTGACTATGTAATCAACCAACTGTTGACTGACGATGGTATCGGCAAGATGCCTGAGGGTGGACTACTGAACCCTGCATTGCACCAAGCAGGTAACGGTACGACTGACGGTATCTACAACTTGTTGCCTGATGAGGGTGAGGGTGGTGATGACGGCAATGACCCAATGGATGACTGCGAGGATGGTGACGGTTCACCTGCCGAGAAGGAGCAACAGGCGGCAGAATGGAAGGTCAAGGTAGCACAAGCGGCACAAGCGGCAAAGATGATGGGCAAGATGTCGGCAGGTCTTGAGCGTCTTGTTGCTGAGGTATTGCAACCCAAGGTAGATTGGCGTGATGTATGGCATCGCTTCTTGCAGAAGTGTAAGAACGACACTCGTTCCTTTGCTAGACCCAACCGTAGGTTCATTGCACAAGGAATGTATCTGCCCACTACTAGCGGTGAATCCCTTGGTGAGATTGTGTTTGCCATTGACTGCTCAGGTTCCATTACTCAGCAAGTCATCGACCAATTTGCGGCAGAGGTTCGTGTTACCAAGGATGACTTCAACCCATCTGCCATTCACCTCATCTACTTCGATAGCGAGGTGTCCCACTATGAACGGTTCGGTAGGGATGACACATTGCATGTCGAGCCACATGGCGGTGGTGGTACTGACTTTGCCCCTGTGTTTGAGTTCATGGCAGAGCGTCAGATCGAACCTGTTGCAGTCGTATTCCTGACTGACCTGTGTTGCAACTCATTCGGTAATCAGCCTGACTGCCCTGTGCTGTGGGTATCTACCGATGATGGTACTGCACCGTTCGGTGAAGTGGTGTTGATGTGATTGACTTACCCGAAGGTTATACATGGGAAACCACTCGGCGTAGACAGGCACAAGCCCAAGCCCGATTCTTAGGAGCGGAATGGGACTTGTCTATCTACGATAAGTATGGTCGCCTTGCATTTGAGGTAGCCAAACAATACGACATACACCTATACAAACCGTTGTATGCGGCTCGTATGTTGCATGGTAAGTGGCAACAGTTCGACTCACTTGATACGTTAGTGAAAGTGATGTGTGCAAAACATAGGATTGGAGTAAGGCATGATTAGTCACGGAGAGTTGTTTGTGATTATGGTGTTCGTAGGCATGGGAGTTTATATCTCATACCTGCGGCACATACTTGTAGCGTCAGAGAGAAAACGATACTTCCTTGAAACAGTAATTGTCGATGTGCTTGAAGGCAATGTAACCATAAGGAGAGAGCGTGATGGATTTAGCGTACATAAAACAGAACAAGAAGTTAATGGAGAAGCATAGACATATCAATGTCGATTGCATGGATTGGTGGGACTACACATACGACTGCTTCAAGGATGACATGGAGGAGAAGGGTATATCCGTTGATCGTATGTTCTTCTCAGGCTTTTGGTCACAAGGTGATGGTGCTTGCTTCGAGGGTTCGATAGGTGACATTAGTAAGTTCTTGGATACCAACTTCAAGTACACCGACTACCCTATCATCCGACAACTTGTTAAGCACAATGGTACGGTGACTATGAAGTGTGAGCATCGTGGTCACTACTACCATGAGAACTGTACTGTGTTCAGTATGGATAGCGATAGCTTCTACAAACTATGGCAACAACCTACAGAGATGCACCAACATGTTGTCCGTGCATTGGACGAGGCATTGGGCTATGAGTTGGAGGTGTTCGAGGAGGATGTGGTCAATATATTCAGAGACAACATGAAGGAGTTATACAAACGATTGGAGAAGGAGTACGAGGGTTTAACGAGTGACGAGTCCGTTGCCGAGACAATCTTGGCTAACGATTTATATGATGACATGGAAGGAGAATGAAATGGCGACAGTACGATTCAGCAAAGAATTACAAGACGCAATACTAAACAATGCGCGAGGTGTATTCGGTAATAAGGTAGCGGCGGCGCGTGATGCCAAGCCTGACAATGCGTGGGGTGAGCGTATCTACAACACATTGTTCGGTGAGCATGTTGTGCATCTCAATGCAGTACCTACCCACTTCTTTAAGATGGTGGATAAGATAAAGGTAGATAGGGTTGGTGGTATCACATGCAACTGTGAGTTCACTCTCAACAGTACTAAACCTTTCCCTTATGCGTTCCCTTCTACTGAGTTTGCTAAGAAGGCAAGCCACTATGGTGACGAGATCGAACTGAAAGATCATCTCGTATGGGGAGAGTTGTATGCAGATGTTGTTCGTTGGCGTGATGGTGTCAAGGATGTAGAAGCAAAGCGTGATGAGTTTGTCAAGCAAGTACAGACCATCATCAATGCACACGCTACCCTTGCACCTGCTCTCAAGATGTGGACACCACTATGGGACTTGGTTCCTGAGGAATACAAGGCTCGTCATCGTGAGGTGAAAGAACGAGAGAAGAAGGAAGTATCTCTCGATGGTGTGGACTTGTCCTCACTCACATCCATTGTGGTCGCTAACAAACTAACACGCTAAGGAGATAACATGACAGTAGCAACTAAAGACTGGTGGAACAAATGCGAACTACGCACCTATGATGACTACCTAAAGTACTTCATGACTGCAAGGACTAAGGACAAGGGCAAGCCCTTGCGTTCATGGGCTAGGATATTCCTCGTTGGTGACACGCTAGAGTTCCGCTTCGCCGACTTCAAGTTCGGTGAACTAACACCTGACAACATCTTTACATTCGTAGCAACACCCCATGCTGTGCGTAGTAATGCGGCGGTGACGTTTGCTTCGAGCCTATACAAAGCCATACCTATTATGTGGCAACGAGTTGGTACTGCTAGGTATCGTGTGTGCCATACATCCCAAGTACCTACATCATCTTCCTACAACGAGTACTACAACACACAACAGACCAGTATGGAGTGGGCATACATGCGTACTTCTGCGCCTGAGTACTTCGCAGGAATACAGTTCAACATGTTGACAGGTGAGTGCGTAAACAGACAAGCCGATCTCACATCTAACATCAACACAGATACCCGCAAGGTATGGCTCAACTCCCTTAGGAAATTCAAGTACGGTATCAAAGCCCGACTGCGCATTGGTGCGTTTGACGCTATCATAGAGACCGTAAAACAATTACCTAAGAACCAACAACAAGTACCTGAATGGTCTGACCCACGGTGGATTGACTTGTTGTACCAATCTATCCGAGATAACAATCACCCTATGGATTTGATGCAAGGGTTTTCCTTACATGCGGTTTACGACAGATGGTACTATCATCGTGGAAACATAAAACCTGCGGACATACTAGCTGTTGTAGACTCTATCTGTACGACACATAGCATTGATCTGCGCAAACGATTCGGTGTATTCGACGAGGAACCAAAGACATGACCATCGTTGTGTGGGATGGCAGTACTCTTGCTGTCGATAGAGGTGTATCAGATGGCTTTACCATGTGGGAACAAGACAAAACATGGAGGATGGGTAACGTAATACTGACTGGTGTCGGTAGCATGACGCTCGTCCTTGCGATGCGCGAGTGGTATCTCAGAGGGAGATTACCTGACCAGTTCCCATCTGAGCAGACACTACCTGATAGATGGTGTGAGTTCATTGTCGCAACACCTGATGGTTTGTTTCGGTATGAGAGGTCGCACATACCAATAGAACATGGCAAGAACAAGTGTGCGTTCGGCTATGGAAAAGACTTTGCTTATGGCGCAATGGCAATGGGCGCAACGGCAGAGCAAGCGGCACATGTCGCTTGTAAGTTCTCCCCTCATTGCGGTATGGGGGTAGATGTATTTAACCTAGGAGAATCAAATGAAAAGTAAATCACAGAAGATACGCGAGTACTTCATCAAGCACCCAACTGTTGACCCTAAACTTGTTGGCACTAAGTTCGAGGCACACATGTCTCAGGTGTACATGCTACGCAAACAGGCATTAACCGAAGCACCTGCGAGTAGCGAACCCATCATCGAGCATGGCTATGTGAACCCACAGATTACAGACGCGGTAACGCAAGCCAACCGTAAACAAGTTGGTGGTGACCACTACATGAACATGGGTGTGCAACCTTGGAAGGCAATGGAATCTTGGATGACACCCGAGGAGTTCCGTGGTTTCCTCAAGGGCAACGCAATCAAATATCTTGCTCGTAGTAATGCGAAGGGCGGCGCTACTGATGTGCGCAAAGCAGGTCACTACATCGAGAAACTTACTGAGGTAATGGGTGATGATTGAGTTAGCCAACATGCTGTCCTTTGCAGGTGGTGTGTTGGTGGGCGCAGGCATTGTGCTACTACTTGTTGCGTTCGTAGGTGTCATGATGTTGTACTACGCAAAGGACTGACATGCGCAAGCGCAGTAAGTACCGACCAAAGAAGGTGCTTGTTAATCCATTGGGGTATGTGCTTGAGGGCATGACCCCATTGGTTAAACACGAGGACACACTGGTCAGGCTACAGTTGAAGCATCACTTTGCTGTGACTGCACTTACGCAGGGCAAAGCAACACGAGAAGATATGGATAGGATTATCGGCATGGCGAACATGACCGAGGCTCTATTCAGGTTGGGGTTCGGGAAAGACTATGCTGATGAGATTAAGCAAGGCATGTCTGCTCTGCTAGGCGTATGTCGCAGAGGGGCAGAGACCAACAGGTTTATCTTGAGGGCAGAGGAGATGAGGGCGATCAACACATTGGTCGAACTCCACGACGCCCAACTTGAGGTTGTCACTGTGCAAGATATTGAGCGTGGTGTTGCGCTTGTAGAGCAAGAACAAAAGCACAAGCGTATGGAACTTATAAAAGAAAGGAAATGAGAATGGACATAGTGACAATAGACTTTGAGACTTACTACTCGAAGGACTTCTCGCTCTCGAAGATGACCACGGAATCCTATATCCGTAGCCCTGAGTTTGAAGTAATAGGCGTGGGCGTGAAGGTCAACAAAGACCCTACCGTATGGTATAGCGGTAGTAATATGAAGGGGTTCCTCACAGGGTTGGACTACTCCGACAAGGCAATCCTTTGCCACAACACAGCGTTCGATGGGGCAATCCTAGCGTGGCACTACGGCATCAAGCCAAAGCTGTGGCTCGACACACTATCTATGGCACGACCATCGCATCAGATGACAGTGGGTGGTTCGCTCAAAGCACTCGCTACCTACTACGGGTTGGGACAGAAGGGCGAGGAAGTTCTTAACGCAATAGGTAAACGTAGGGCTGACTTCACACCCGAAGAACTCAACCGCTATGGTGAGTACTGCAAGAACGATGTGGAACTAACCTACCACTTGTTTAAGAAACTGAGCAAGGGATTCCCTATCAGTGAACTCATGGTCATCGACCAAACCCTGCGCATGTATACCGAGCCAGTTATCGAACTCGATGTGCCAGTCTTACAGCAACATCTTGCTGAGGTACAAACACGCAAACGCTCGCTGCTGTCCGACATGGGTGTCGGCATTGGTGGAGAGCAAGCAGTCAAGGACATGCTCATGTCCAACAATAAATTCGCTACTTACTTAGAGTCGCTTGGCGTTGAACCGCCAAAGAAGGTAAGCCTAAAGACAGGCAAGGAATCCTTTGCCTTCTCAAAGACCGACAAGGGATTCACAGACTTACTAGAACATCCTGACGATAGAGTGCAAGCCGCTGTGTCCGCCCGACTTGGTGTCAAATCTACCCTCGAAGAAACAAGAACCGAAGCACTCATCGGTGTGGCGGGGCGTGGTCGTTTGCCAATCATGCTCAACTACTATGGCGCACACACTGGTCGATTCTCAGGTGGCGACAAGCTGAACCTGCAAAACCTACCCGCTCGTGGCAACAACTCTATACGCCGTGCGCTGAAAGCACCCGCTGGTCACAAGGTAATCTCAAGCGACTCGTCACAGATCGAAGCGCGTATGGTTGCGTATGTCGCAGGGCAAGATGATTTAGTACAAGCCTTTGCTGAAGGGCGGGATGTCTATTCAGAGTTTGCCACTGAGGTCTACGGCAGAAAGATAACGAAAGCTGACAAGGTAGAACGATTCGTAGGCAAGACCTGCATATTGGGACTTGGGTATGGGATGGGTGCGGAGAAGTTTCGCAGGACGCTTGAGATCGGGCAAGGTGGTATCAGTGTCAAGATCGAGTTGAGTGAAGCCGAGCGTATCGTTCGACTGTACAGGCAGAAGAATCATCGAATAGTTTCTTTGTGGAGTAAGTGCAACAACGCGCTCAACCAAATGGTGTGCGGTCAGTCGGGACAGATTGTCGATTGGATTCCGTTCGACAACGAGGGCATCATTCTACCGAACAACCTACGCATCCGCTACCCTGCACTACGGCAGGAGAACAATCAGTATGTCTACATCGCAGACCCAAGAGAGTACCGCAAGGCGGTGACCAAGCGGGTGATGACAGGCGAGGTAGATGAAATCAACTGGACAAAAATCTACGGTGGCAAGGTCACAGAGAATCTTATCCAAGCACTCGCACGCATAGTTGTTGCTGAGCAAATGGCGGCAGTCGGACAGCATTACCATGTTGCCTTTCAAGTTCACGATGAGATTATCATCACGGCCCCGGTGAACGATGCGTCTAACGCAGAGCAACTTCTTGTCAGGATTATGTCTACTGCCCCTGTCTGGGCGGCAGGGCTACCTGTCGCTTGCGAATCAGGAATGGCTGACAACTACGGCGAAACCTGATATAGTCAAATCTCAATCTGAACAAGGGCGGTGGAAGTCCCATCGCTGACAACCTATGAAACTGAGTCATTCATACAGTGCGATCAAGCTGTACGAGAACTGTCCCTACCGATACTTTCGGCAACGCATCACGAAGGATGTGGTCGATGAGGGTGGTGAGGCGTCCAAGTATGGCGAACGAGTCCACGAGTACCTTGAGCATCGACTCAAGTCCAACAAGTTATTGCCACAAGATGTAGCCCATTACGAACCTCTCTGCGCATCGGTCGAAAAGATTGCGGCAGGGGGTGAGTTGCTCATCGAACACGAGCTAGTCCTAACCGACAACCTTACACCAACAGGTTGGTGGGATGCTGACGCATGGCTCCGATCCAAACTAGACATCTTGGTATTGAATGGAACACTAGCCAATGTCATGGATTGGAAAACTGGGAAGCGCAATGCCGACCAGTTTCAGATGCAGTTATTTGCGGCTCAGGTGTTCAAACACTTCCCCGATATACAGACAGTAAAGACTTCCCTTGTATGGCTCAAGACCATGGAGATGGACACTGAGACCTATTACAGGGCGCAGATGAATGACCTATGGGCTGATGTAATGAAGCGTATCCAACGTATTTATACGTCCTTGGACAACGACAACTGGCCTATGCGTCCGTCAGGATTGTGTCGGTTCTGCCCTGCTCGTCACGATTGTGTGAGTGCTAGGGTTTAACCTGATAAAAAATACTTGACAGGAGCGTAAAGTGTCTTACAATACACCCGAAGGCAAGATAAAAAAGAAGGTCGTTGAAGTATTGAAGAAGCATGGTGTTTGGTATTTCTTCCCCGCCAACAATGGGTTTGGTGTGGCAGGTATCCCCGACATAGTGGCTTGTGTAAAGGGACAGTTCTTGGGGATTGAAGTGAAGGCAGACAGAACCAAGAAGCCCACTGCACTACAGATTCAATGCGGCGCAAAGATTCAAGCGGCAGGGGGTTGGTGGCTCGTGGTATGTGACCAAGAATCCATCGACATGCTTGTCGTAATGCTAGAAGAAAAACTTTACAGGTGAACATATGTTAGTGGTGGAGCAAGCCAAGGCGTTGGCTCTGAAGTTGAACAACCCCAATCGGGTGCTTGATTGCATCCCGACTGCCAAGCCGTTCGAGTATCAGGGGGTTCCTCTTGTGGTTACTCCGCATAGGCTTGACGAGGTGCGGGTACTGCGTAACCTTGGCATCCAAGCCCCATCACCCATCTTGTACTATTACAACTGGCCCGGGCAATACACACCGTATGACCATCAGAAACAAACTGCTGCGTTCTTGACGCTCCATCAACGCGCTCTGGTGCTGAATGAGATCGGCACTGGTAAGACCCAATCATCTCTATGGGCTGCTGACTACCTGCTCCAAACCAAGCAGATCAAGAAGGTACTCATCCTCTCGCCGTTGTCCACTCTTGAAAGGGTATGGGCTGACGGTATCTTCATGGGGTTCCCCAACCGTAAGTTTGCTGTGCTACATGGCACGGCTAAGAAGCGACTCGAATTATTGAAGCGCGATGTGGAGTTCTACATCGTGAATCATGATGGGTTCCCAATCATCAGTGAACAGATACATGGAATGTTTGACCTCATCATCGTTGACGAGGCGGCTGTATTGCGCAACCCCTCGACACAGCGATTCAAGATTTTTAGGAAATGGATTGAGGCTAATCACTCTACACGTTTGTGGTTGATGACGGGCACACCAACTCCCAACGACCCCACCGATGCGTGGGCGTTGGCGAAGTTGGTCAACAGTCCATACTGCACAAAGACATTCACATCATTCCGCGAACAGGTGATGATGAAGATCGGTCAGTGGAAGTTCATACCACGACCCGAGTCAGTAGAGATTGTGAAGAACATCCTACAACCTGCTGTCAGATATACACGCGATGAGTGTTTCGATCTACCTGACACCGTGGTGCAGACTCGTTCCGTTGAACTGACAACCGAGCAGAAGAAGCATTACCAACAGATGCTCCGTCATTTCGTAACGGAGATGTCTGCGGAGGGAACGATCACCGCAGTCAATGAGGCAGTAAAGATTCAGAAACTCGTACAGATTTGTTGCGGCGTTGCTTACGGTGACGACGGGCAGAACATTGAGATTGACGCAACCCCTCGTGTCAACTTGGTGAAGGAGGTGATTGAGGAAGCAGGGGAAAAAGTGATTGTGTTTGTACCGCTGACAGGTACTCTGCACATGTTGGAAAAAGAGTTGAGTAAGCATTGGTCAGTTGGCGTTGTGAATGGTGAGGTGTCCTCGTCCAAACGCAATGACATCTTCCATAACTTTCAGAACAGCAAACATCCACATGTGTTGATTGCCCACCCTGCAACTATGGCGCATGGGTTAACGCTGACCACTGCATCCACAATCATTTGGTATGGGCCGATCAATAGCAACGAGACCTACACTCAAGCCAATGGTCGGATAGAACGTATCGGCAAGAAGCATGTATCCAATGTCATACACATTGAAGCAACAGACCTTGAGCATAGGATGTATGAGCGACTCAAGAATAAACAAAAGTTGCAGGGCTTGCTCCTTGATTTGATTCAACAAGAAACTGAAAGGTGAAGATATGACTGTGACAGTAGATGAAGTGGTCGCAGCCTACATCAAACTCCGTGCGAAGAAGGACGCAATGGAAGCTGAGACCAAGGCTGAGGTCAAAAAGATTGTCGAGAAGATGGACAAGTTCGAGGGTTGGCTGAAGCAACAAGCCGATGCTCAAGGCGTTACATCATTCAAGACCAAGCATGGTACGGCGTTCCTCAAGACTACCGACTATGCCAACGTCGAGAACTGGGATGCCGCACTTGGTTTCATTCTCGAAAACAAGGCATTTGATTTGCTGAACAAAGCTGTTAGTAAAACATCTGTACGTGGGTACATCGAGTCGAATAAGGCAGTACCCCCCGGAGTCAACTACGGTACAAAGATAGAGGTAGAAGTTCGTAAACCCGCTAACCGAGTGGAGGATTGATATGTTAGGAGGATGGTTCAAAAAGAAATTACAAGCTGCATTGCGTGAGATGCACGACACACAGCCTGAGATTCGCCGTACCACGGCAACTGAGGAGATGTTTGGCAGACACTTACCTGCGGTGGTCGCCTTCAAGATCAACAATGGTTTTGTGGTGCAAGCAAACGATGCCGCGCATCTCGCGCAGTATGGTGAAGTCCGAGCATCAGGGTTCACCTTCTGTAAAGATGCTGAGGCAATCGCGGAGCATATTGTGTCGTCCGCAGTAAAGGAAAAACTTGGAGTACAGCAAGAGATGTTCGGACAGAGCATCCCTTCCATGTTGCAGAAACAACGTGCTGTTGGTGGCGGTGGCGTAGCCTATACCGCTAATACTATTCGTAATCCGTAACGCTCAACTAAAGGAGAAACCTATGAGCAATCTCGTTCCAGTAAATGTACAAGTCCCCGCCCACCTTGCATCTCGCATCGGGCAACCCTCTGCATTGGCTCAGTCCATGGCAGGTGGTCTTGGTAATGGTGGTGAATCAGTCCCACGCATCAGCATCAAAGGTGCGCGTTTCCGTATCGTCGAGGGTGACACCGAGACCGTATTGGATACCACAGCTATTGATGTTGTGATCGTTGGCGCTAACCCTCGTCTGTCAAAGACTTGGTACGCTAAGGCATGGACACCTGACTCTGAGCCACAAGCACCTGAATGTTTTTCGTTGGATGGTGTGTCGCCTGACCCGCAGTCCACTCAACCACAGAACGATCTGTGTGCATCGTGTCCGCAAAATGCTTGGGGTTCCAAAGTCACCCCTCAAGGCCAGCAGATCAAAGCATGTGCAGACAAGAAGCGACTTGCTGTGGTGAGTGCGGACGACCCGACCGGCCCAACATACCTGCTTGAGGTAACTCCTGCGGCATTGAAAGGTTTGAACCAGTATCAGAAAGAACTGGCACACCGTGGTATTGCACCCGAGATCGTCAAGACTCGTGTAACATTCGATACCGATGCGTCATTCCCGAAACTCAAGTTTGGTTTCGGTGGCTTCAATGATGCTGATGCCCAAGAAGCTGTTGACCCTCTGTTTGGTTCTGCTTCTGTTAAGGAGATCACTGGCGAATCTACTCGCCAACCAGTAGCAGTTCCGCAAGCAATCGCGGCTCCTGCTCCTGCACCAGTTGCGCCGAAACCTGCCGTTAAAGTGGCAGAACCCGAACCCGCCCCTACCCCTGCGGAAACACCCGCTGCTCCCAAACGCGGTTTCGGTGCAACCAAACAAGCGGCTCCTAAAGCTGCTGCCCCTGCCCCTGCTGCGGCTCCTGCTGCTCCAATGGCTGCGGCGGCATTGGCTGACAGTATCGCTGCCCTTGTTGGGGAGGTGAACTCCGATGACGCCTAAGCAATCACTTGACTTTGTAAAGGTCGAGGCGTTGCGTAAGCACATGCTCCTAACAACAGTTGACATGGCTGCTCTGTTAGGGGTGTCACGGATGACTTACTATGGTTGGGTACGAGGGAAACCCCTTCGTAAAACCAGTGACCAAAAGGTGCGGCAGATGTTAAAGTCTTTGCTCGCGGTTATGACTGACCACGGGTGGCCTACACCGGAAGTCATAGCCATGGAGCAACCGCAACGCAAGCAACGTCTCGATGAGATATTAGGGTCGTACAACTAAGGGTGCGGCGGGGGAGCAATCCCCCGCCTAAGATAGGGGTAGCAATGAACACGCTTGAATTTTTGGAGCGGGTTCTTCCGTCTGAGGGGTTATATTGTTCGTTCACTGTCGTAGGGAAATACCCTAAGCAGTGTCACCACCAAACGATAGAGGAACTTGCTAATGATGTATTGGCACAGAGCCAAGCAGGGCACAACACGTATTTCGCAGTCTCGTCATTCCTGACGGACGAGAGCCGTGAACAGGTAAACGTCAGGGCGATCAAGACCTTCGCGCTCGACATCGACTGCGGTGAGGGTAAGCCGTATCCATCGTGGAAGGAAGGACTGCTAGTCCTGTCTGACTACATTCGTGATCTTGGTTTGCCGGGGCCAATGATTGTTCGGTCAGGCAACGGGCTACATGTTTACTGGACATTGACCGCTGAGATGACGCCCGAGGAGTGGCGTCCGATTGCGTTCGCGTTCAAAGCATCTGCTGTTGCCAAGTTCAAGGAACTGGCAGAGAAGCGCGGCATCATCTCGCCGACTCCGAGTAAACCCTATATTGACCCTGCCGTACCTGCTGACCATGCGCGGGTGCTACGTCCTGTCGGAACCATCAACACCAAGGGCGGCAACACAGTATCTTTGATATTCGATGCGCCTCCTATTGACCCCCAACAGTTCGCATCGTTTTTCCCCATTGCCCCTAGCTCACCGGCTGAGCTACCCACACGACACACATCCAACAGCACATTGCTAGATAGTCTAGCAGTCAAGCAAGAATACCCGCCGTCAAACCCTGACGCCATCAAGAACAAGTGCGCCCAACTTAAATGGGCGATAGAGAATCAGAGTGCAGTTGATGAACCTGCTTGGTACAACGTCATGGGTGTGGCTGCGTTTTGTCAAGAGCCTGAGGAAGTTGCTATCCGTTGGAGCGATCAGCATCCATCATTCAATGAGGCAGAGACACGCAAGAAGATTTCACAGTGGAAGAACAAGACCACCGGCCCAACAACGTGCGATAAGTTTGAGGAAACAAATCCCGAACGGTGCAAGGGCTGTAAGTTCAAGGGCAAGATCAGAAGCCCGAACCAGTTGGGCATCCAATACCAAGAGGTGCAGATCGCCCCTGATGTACTTGATACTGCTGCCTATGAGGTCGAGTTACCCAAACCTTTTAAGAGAACTGACCGAGGTATCAAAGTCGTAATTGACGATGCCGATATTGATATATGCCCGTTTGACATCTACCCCGTTGGATACGGCAGAGATGAAGCCCTTGGTTATGAGGTCGTCCGGTATCACTGGAACCGACAACATGCTGGCTGGCAACCGCTGACCCTACGCCAAGCCTTCCTCACCGATGGTAGCCGTGAGTTTGCAGGAGCCATTGCAGACCAAGGCATCGTCCTTTTCAACAAGAAACAAACGGAGTACTTTCAATATATGCTGCGCACCTACATGGATAAATTGCGGCAGCAGAGAGCCATGACGAACCTCTATTCCACAATGGGATGGAAGCACGACTATGCCGAGTTCGTCATGGGTGATACCATTCTGCGCCGCAACAATGACGGAACAATCGGGGAGGAGCAAGTCCTCCTATCATCCACATCCCAACGTCTTGGGCATGACCTATACGGCACGATGGGAACCCTTGAGGAGTGGCGCGAGTTCACCCGCATCATGCCCAAGGTCAACCTAATGGGTCAGATGTTCGCAATCGGCGTGAGTCTATCGGCTCCGCTGTATGCCTTCACTGGACTTAAATCCACAACCGTGTCGCTCTATGGGCCGACAGGCTGCGGTAAAACATTGGCTCAGTTGTGGGGTCAGTCTGTGTGGGGTGTGCCTGAGAAGCTGCACTTCGCTGCCAAGTACACACAGAACGCTGTGTTCGCACGATTCGGTTTGTACTGCAACATGCCGCTGACCATTGACGAAACCACGATGATGGATGTCAAAGATGTTGGTGACTTCCTGTACTGGATTTCACAGGGTCGGGACAAGGCACGACTCAACCGCAATGCAGAGGAGCGCGAGGCTCGTGAGTGGGCGGCTCCTGCCATTCTGTCGAACAACACATCCATGGGTTCCAAACTGGTAGCGTCCGGCATGGAGACCACGGCACAGATGGTTCGCCTGTTGGAGATTTCGCTGCAAGTCCACCCGATATTTAAGTCAGGTAGTACCGCAGGTCGAGACATCTACAACTTCCTGTCCACCAACTACGGTCATGCAGGTCGTGAGTTCGTGAAGTACCTGATGCAACTTGGCCCTGAGGGTATGAAAGGATTGGTAGATGAAGCGTTCAAAGCCTTCCCCAAGAAGTACAACCATCACTTCACTGGTGAGGAACGCTTTTGGGAACAAGCTATTGTGTTGGCTGATTTGGCTGTACGCCTTGCCTATGAGAATAACATTATTGCTTTCCCACCTGAGGTCATGACCAACTGGGTGCTGAGTCAGATTGGCGCAATGCGTAAGACCGTCATTGATTATCAGACCGACAGCTTCGACATGCTGACCGAGTATTTGAACGAACATGCCAACACTGCGCTGACCGTATGGCACACAGGTAACACTAAACCTGCCGTTGATATGCAGCGTCTGCCGCGTGGCGAAGTCCGTGCAAGATTCGATTGCCACCGTAGGGACATGACCTCAAAGTTTGACCACGGTACAGTGATGGTTGACCGGACACACTTCCGTAAATGGCTTGCGCTGAAAGGCGTGGACTACCGTGGCTTCATGCGCGAGATGGCTTCTGCCAACTTAGTGGTCACACCCAAGTCCAACAAGGCAAGCCTTGGTAAGGATAGTCCGATCAAGTTGCCACAGTCCTATGTGATCGCGCTGAACCTAAACCACCCCCGCCTCCGAGGAATCTTAGAGGACGAGGATGTGGCTGTCGATGACGCCATGCTTGGTCAACTGAAAGTCGTTCAGTAAGCCAGTATCTCCGAGGCAGTCCTGAGATCAGTACGGGATGCCTTCGGAGCGGTGCGCATGAACCGCTTCTCCGCAGGACGGAGAGCTTCTTGGTACGCCTTGGCTGCGTTCTCTTGGAAGTTCGAGATGAACAGCGATGTGCCATAGGCGTCACGGTTCCAGTCATTCACGGCTTCTTGAATAGCTTGGACTCGTTCCATATCCCCTGACATACGCGCCTTAATCCAAGCGTGTTGGTATCCCGCAGAGATTTCTCTTTGGTAATCCGTGGCACGTTTGGCTACGCGGATGAACTCGTATTGCTGTGACGCAGCCGTTGGGTAGAAGCCCAGTGCGCGGGTAATCATCGTGCCAGCATGGAGGTCTTTCGAGATGACGTAGCCACGACGGTCGATGATTGCACCTGCATCGTCATATGCCAACATATCTCCAAGTGCGCGACCCATAGTCACCGGGGATTCGCGCAGCACATCAGCCAGCGATACGCGATCAGTGAACGCAGCCTTGACAGCATTAGGGATAGTTGTTGCTACGCCTGCGAGCATCGACCAAGATGGGCCAGCCACTTCACTGATTTCTCTACCTACATCAGCGCCAGCCAAGAGGATGCCGGTTCCGGGAATCATGTTGCCAGTTGATGTGCGTGAGGCAAGGTCTGCGATAGACAGATAGTTGGCTGCACCGCGCAGAATGAATGGCGCAGACCCCGGAACTATTTCTTCCATTACCTTGGCAAGTTCGTAGCGGACGCTGCCCTTCTTCCACCCGAGAATCTTCTGCCCGATGGTATCAATGATGTCCTCTAAGTCCTCAGCAAACGGCAGACCCATCAGACCAGTCATCATCCACATGGACAGCAGCATTACTCCCTTGCCCCCGGGGCTTAGACGGTTTAACAACTGGATAGTTGTTGTTGGGAAAACCTTGTACATATAGATGAATGACTGGATGCCAGAGCGCCATGCAGATGGACGGTTCAGCACCGAGTATTCACCGAGCGAGTACCGCAGAGTTTCCACCGCAAAGTTACGGGCTTCCGCAGCAGCTTGGGTTTCAGACAGGCCAGCAGCAATGGCACGGTCATATGCCAAGCGGTAGGACGCAAGACCTAAGCCTCTGCGTACTGCTTGTTCTGTGGAGTTGAACGTCCACATCATCGTGTCGAGGGCTTTCTGCTTTGCTCCCGATGTTGCACGACCACGAGCCGTTGCCGTCAGCGCATTGGACTGCGCGGGAATCATCACACCCTCACGGATTTCACGAGCGAGGAACTTAGCCTCATGCTCCTTGATTCCATACTGGGCTTGCAACTTAGGGTCAGCCGCAATCTTGTCGTAGAACTCAGCAGTGTCGAAGCCAGTCTCCTCTGTGCCAATGGCCTTTAGAGATTTGGTTACGGCTTTGCGCAGACCGACTTGGTTCAGTGCAACTGAGAACGCCGCATACGACTTACCAAATCCGAAGCCACCACCGAAGGCAGTCTTGGAGTTGTAAGTTGCCAGATACGGGATGCCGTTGGTCAGAGCGCCGATGTAGTTCAGCGCACCAGTGGCAACCGACAGACCGAGTTGGAACACACTGGTGTATGCGCGGACAGACGATACAACTTCACCCGAGCCAAAGTCCGACTCATCCACATGCTTGTTGCCATCAATGAACGCCAGCAATTGCGATGCCTCGTTGTAGTACATGTTCGACTTTTGATAGCCACCGGCCTCATTGGTCTTGTTGTACATGTAGGCGTACCGCTCGTAGCGTTTCTTGGCGTAGTTACGTTCCTCAAGGGTGGCTGTAGGATTCTTCTCCATGTCCTCCCACATCTTCTTGTACTTGCTGAGCGTACCCTTGTCGCCGTTCCAGAGTTCCTGAGACGAACGCAGGTTACGGTTCATGATCTCAGCCAAGCGTGGACGCATAGTCACCTTAGCGATAGTAGACGCACGCGCCTCAATATGTTGCATGATGGCTTGCACACCGTCGCTGCTGGCCCCCGGTGTAAACGCACGTTGCAACCGCTGACGAGCACGGGCGTTCTGCGTGGTCAACGCAGTAATCACAGTCTCCATTTTCGTCGGGTTAAGCGTGATCCCAAATTGGCGCAAACCACGTACAAACTCGTTGAGGTTTAATTCAGGTGGTGCTGCAATGGAGTCAAGGGCCGCGCCGGGAACAGCTTGCAGATAAACATCTTGCAGTGTGTATGTGCCCTCAGCTTCGTTGTAGGCTTCTGCTTTGTACGCCTTACCTTGGAACAACCCCTCGTTGATTTCACGAGCAAAGGCAATCGCTTCGTCCTTGTTTTCGAATTGCGAGTAGACCAGTTGCTCTTTGTAGTCCTGCTTCAGGCGAACCACACGCCCCTTGGAATCCACTGCGTTGACGCGAACCTGATGTGCGCCTTGACGGAGGATGGGGGTATAGCCTGTAGCCAGTGTGTTCTTGGTATAGATGTCAGCATCACCGTTGGAAATCTCAGAGATGATGATGTCCTTCAAGCGGTTCTGGATTGTGAACTTAGCTTGGGCGTCATCCTCAGGGATAACCAAACGCTTCTTGAACTCCTCGATGAACGCGACAGTATCATCCGCCATGTTCTTGTCATCGAAGAAGTTAGCCACTGCCGCGTTACGGTCAGTAGACTTACCGATGATGGCTGCGTTGACTGCCTGAATGAAGTCATTGGCTTTTGCCACCGAGTCAGGGTTGAGAATGGGGTCGCCATTCTCGTTGAAGGTTTGCGCAGCAGTGTAGAACTCTTTGTAGCGGCGGTAGATTTTCTCGAACGCCTTACGCTCGGCAGCAGTCAGAGCAGGCTTACCATCTTCACCCGGCTTGGTAATGTCAGCGATCTCACGGAACGCCAAGTCTTTATCTTGGACATATGCCAGATACCTAGCCTTGAGTAGCTGAATCTCTACATCACGCATAGCTTCACGAGCGCGGAGGTAGCCCTGCCAAACCTTGCCATCTTCGGTTAGGTCTTTGATGCCGGGGACAGTGATTGTCTCTTTGACTACCTCGCCATCTTTAGCCACGTTGATCTCAAACGAGTAGCCGTTCTTAGCCTCAGCAAATGTAACCAGACCCATCTTGTATAGGCGGTCGATCTCTGCTTGGTTTGGAACCAGTTGACCCTCGTCATTGACTGTAAACAGGCGGACGTTACCCAGCTTGCGCTTGTCTCCGAGGGTGGTGACTTTGTAACGCAGGCCGTTGTACAAGATGCTGTTGAGTTGATCGAGTTCATCAGTAGTGATACCACCTACCTCACCAGCCGAGAACTTACCTGCACCCAACTTGACCGCACGATTAAGGATGACGCCCAGCTTTTCCTTCATGGACACCTTGATGTTCATGGATAGGCTGAGACCTTCGTTCAGAACTTCATTGACCGCAGCCAAGCCAGCGTTCTCACGAGCGCGAAAGTTGGTCAAGCTGAAGAACTTGGTCATGAACTTATCAGCACCAAACGAGAAGTTGCCAGCCTTGTCAGTGAACTGTTGGATTGCTTTGTCGAAGTCCATCGACCAACCACCGACTCGATCTGTCATGAGTCCAGCAGCTAGGTTGTCAGCACGCAAGTTACCTGCCTGTGCGAAACGACCAGAGCCATCGTAGTCCTGACCCATGGAGTAGGCTGAGAATCTCTGTGCAACTTCTTTGGCATCGAAGAACCCTGCGGTAGTGCCGGAGCGGGTGTAACGACGCGCTTGGTTGACGAAGTAACGTGCTGCCTCGTCGCCGAATTTAATGCCCAGTTTGTTGAGTGCGCCCTTGATTGCGTTCCAGACACGAGCCAAGACATTGGACTCGATGGTGGCAGCGAAGTCAGCAAGGTATTCCTCAGTGGCTTCAGCACGGGACATCCCGCGTATTGCCATGGCAGCATCCACATCGCCTTGCATACTTGGACTGCGCTTGTAGATTTCCTCCATCAAGGAGTTGAACTGCTTCTCGTTGATGAGAGCGCGGAGACCGTTGTGACCAATGGCTTCGTGTGCCAGCACAAAGTTCAACTGCTGCTCAGTCGCTACGCGGTCACTGAACACGATGACGGTATCGCCATTGAATGAGTAAGCCACAGCAGACACACTGTCGAAGTCACCTTGGGTACGGGCAGCAGCCGCACGGGCATACAGTTCAGGGTTACGTGCCTTGAGGTCTGCCTGATTTCTATAGATGAAAGTCTTTGGCCTGATAGTCAGCTTGGCTAAGAAGTTAGCCACCAACATCTTGATCTTGCCAACTGGCACTGGGTTATTGATAGGCGTACCATCGTCGCGCTCAAAGCGACCAGTGTCAAAGCGACCAGCGTTCCAGTCCTCTAAGTTGTATGGGGCTTTGTACTCACCCTTGGCTTCGCCTTCTTCCGAGATACGCACATCAGGATCAACGTCACCACGATCTTCAGCTTCAAAACCACGGAGTTCGTTGTCGGATACATCGCGGACGTAGACGCGCAGCTTGCCGTTGACCACACGGGTCTTGGGTTTGCTGCCATCAAAGTACGCAGAGATCGGGTTACCGCCAGCAGTCTCGAAATCTTCCAGATCAGCGGCTTGAACCTCAGCGTAAAGGTTTGTTAGCTTTGCGATTGCATCCTGCTGTTGCTTGGCGGTGTACGCCATACGGTTGGAGTTCAACCGCTGAATCTCCTCATACAACTTAGTGGCAGGATTGCGCTTTGTCTTGTCAGTAGCACCACCATCTTCGGAAGTTTGCTGTCCGTTCTTGGTCAGCTTCTTCTGTGTTTCTTTCGGGAAGTTGTCTAGGCGAAGCTGACCACCATCAAAGTAAAGCTGTGCGTCATCGACAGCGATACCGGTCAGGCGTGTCTTAATCTGTGGCAGCAGTTGGCGGTCTTGCGCGTATTGGAACCATGGCTTATCCGCACCTTTGTTTTCGCCACGGGTATACACAGCTTCCATAGACTGCTGTGTGTTGACTTCGTTCAGCACAATCTGGTCAATCAGACTACGCTCTTTGTTGTCCCACCGTTTGTTCTTGAGGTACTCGCGGGCACGGTTAACAGCATCAATAGTGTTGGTATCTTCTGGGGAGAAGAACGCATACTGCACTACTGTCTGCATTGCCTCGGCCTTACCTTTGAGGGTGTTGGCTTCCTCGATGTTGTTGATTTCGTCGTTGACCACATCCAATGGCGTGAGCGTACCTTCGAGCAAACCTTTTTCTTTCTGCTCGTCGTTGTAGGACTCAACCAATAGGTCAGCTTCATTCATCGAAGCCTTGCCACGGGTCACGAGGTTACGCCATACAGATTGGTTCTGCGCGGAGAGTTTGTCGAACGTCGGGGCGTTCTCTGGCTTCTTGTCCTCCCATTGCTCCTCAGCAGTGGCAGGCTCTGGTTCGACCTTGGTCTCAGCCTTTACCTCGGTCTTTCCCTTTTTTAGGGAAGCAGCCTTTGGCGCAGGAACAAACCCGCGCTTCTTCTCAGCTTCGACTACATCTTTCCGAACAGTTTTTGGCTGATCTTTTTGGTTTTTGGTTTTGAGGGTTTGACCTTTGCTGGCAGTTTTGCGTTGTCCGGTGTCTCCTTCTCCCACTCCTTTGCCAGCTTCGGTTCGTTCTTGTACATCCACCGGCGCTGTGCCTCGCTCTTGAACGGCATTTTGTACCTCCCCTTCAAATTGCCCGTCAGTGAACTTACCTTCCATGACGGTTCCGTCTGCATCCTCGAAGCGGCCTTGACCATTGGTCACACCGTTCTTCCACTTACCAACATATGTGCTGCCATCGGCGTAGGTCATCGTGCCAGTGCCGTGTGGTTCGCCAGCCTTTAGCTGACCGGTATAAGTCGAGCCATCGTCGTATGTCACAGTGCCTGAGCCACGCTTGAGATTCTGTGCGGTACGAGCCGCAGCCGCAGAAGCTGGAGTAGTTGCTGCACCTGTCGGTGCTGCTTGCGTCGCGCCTGCTTGCGCAGTTGGTACAACTTGTTGTGGCTTGGCTACGCTCTTGAGCGCCGCTACTGTGGGTTCACCCTTCTGGGTAAACAGTGCCATCTGCCCTGCACGGCGGAGATCAGCCGGAGTGACAGGTGTTACAGGAGCCTCAGGTATGGGAAGCTGTGTACCTACACCACGGCGCAGACCTTCACCACGCGAAGGGCGAGGCAGTTCGCCACGCTTGAATAGCGAGAGTTGCTGTGGTGTGCGCTCACGGGGCGCAGTCATTGGCAGCGGAGGTGTCTGCGGTGTGGTTTCCTGTGGGAAAGCCAAGTCAAGCTGGCGCTGGTTCTGCGCTGCTAGATTCAAGCGGTCGAGTTCGGCTTCACGCTGTGCAGCGGCAGCGGCCTCAGCCTGTTGGAACGCAGCACCACGAGCCTGTTGATCTTGGATTTGCTGGAGTTGTCCAGCCATCTGATTGTTAAACGGAGCCTGTGGTGCAGGTGGTGCGAACTGCAATGCACCTTGCCGAGGATCAGAAACTTGTTGCGGTGTGAATGGCAACGCGGGAGGCGCTATGTTCGGCTGCATACGAGCAGCCAACTCCTGAGCGGAGATGTTGCCACCAAAGATGTCCAATACGCCTTGTGTACCGGGTGCGCCGGGCGGCACGTTACCGGTTTGCTTGAGCATCTGGTCAGGGTAAGCCACTCCCTCTGGAGTGACCATCATCATCGGGCCACCAGCAGGAGAGATCGGAGGCTGCGCAGGGCCACCCAGCATAGGAGGAGGGGGTGGAGGCAGACCGGGGAACTCACGAGTAAACGTGCCGCCTTGCGCAGGTGCAGAAGGCGATGTAGGTGGCGTTGGGCCGACAGGTGCAAGTGAAGTACCAGTACCACCGGCAGGTGGCGATGGGTCTTTACCGCTGTCTAGAAGGTTTACTGCTATCTT